ACATGACGCAGTAACAAAAGAACTACTGCTTCGTGTACAGAGTGGAGAGGCTACAGCTAGTGAACTATCGGTAGCTGTCAAGTTTCTAAAGGATAATGGTGCCTCTCTTGACGTAATAACAGCAGAAAGTCCTCTAGCTAACCTATTGGAATCCCTGCCATTTGAAACAGCGGAGAGTGTACAATGAGAGAAGGCTTTAATGCTAGTCTGAAGACTGAGCAGAAGATACTTACTGGTGGTAACTGGACAAAGATACTAGATGAAGACGTAACACGTACTTATCTCTGCATCCAAAACCACCATGATTCCCACGAGATTGAAATAGGCTTTGGTACTAATACAACTGCTCCTACTACTGCTACAGGCTTCAAGATTGAGGGTGCAGTAACAGGCAATAAGATTGGTGATACTACCTTTCAGTTTAGTGTAGCACCCATCAATGCGGTGTGGGCTAAGGCTAATGATGCACACGATCATCCCATAGACATTATGTATGACGATTAAACATGCCTTTAATGGCGATTTAAGCCCCTCTGAGGGGGGTCTAGCACCTGAGAGGTAGGTAGACACCATGCAACAACTAAAAGCCGTGCCTGAGGCTCTGAGAGACTTTAGGAACTTTACGTACTTAGTATGGCAACATCTTGGACTTCCTGAACCAACTCCGGTACAGTATGACATTGCACAGTATTTGCAGCACAGTCCCAAGCGTTGTATCATTGAGGCGTTCCGTGGGGTAGGTAAAAGCTACATTACTGCTGCCTACGTAGTACATCAACTACTACTAGACCCAGATAAGAAGTTTATGGTAGTCTCAGCTAGTAAGGCTAGGGCTGATGACTTCAGTACGTTCACACAACGTATCATTATGGAACTGCCTATATGCCAACATCTGGTGGCTAAGGACGGTCAGAGGTGGTCTAAGATTGCTTTTGACGTAGCACCAGCTAAGGCATCTGGTAGTCCGTCAGTAAAGAGTGTTGGTGTGACAGGTCAGCTTACTGGTAGTCGTGCTGACATCATTATTGCTGATGACGTTGAGGTTCCTAACAACAGCATGACGCACATGATGCGTGAAAGACTTGCTGAGAGTGTTAAGGAATTTGACGCTGTACTGAAGCCTGACGGTAAGATTATATACCTTGGCACACCTCAGAATGAGATGAGCCTGTATAACGTGCTTTTGTCACGTGGATATGAGATGAGGGTATGGCCTGCTCGTTATCCTAGCCTAGAACGCTCTGAGAAGGCCTATGGGGGCAGGTTAGCACCTTCCCTGTACCAAACCATACAAGATAAGTTAGAGGCCGTGTATGGGCTTCCTACGGACCCTAAGCGATTTGATGATGAAGACCTACTAGAAAGAGAACTTAGTTATGGTAGAAGTGGTTTTGCTCTTCAGTTTATGTTGGATACTTCACTTTCTGATGCGAACAAATATCCGCTTAAACTAAGTGACCTGATAATCTACTCCTGTGATAAGGATACAGCACCTGAGAAGATGGTGTATGGCATTATGAAGCCAATGTCTGACATTCCTAACGTAGGTCTTAGTGGTGATAAGTTCTATGCCCCTGAGGATACAGTGGGTAGGGCTAAGTACACAGGATCAGTATTGGCTATTGACCCCTCTGGTAGGGGTAGTGATGAAACAGCCTACGCTGTTGTCAAGATGCTAAACGGTTTTCTGTATGTTGTGGATGCTGGGGGTGTTGAGGGTGGCTACTCAGACAAGACACTACAACACCTGACAGACCTAGCCAAGATACACAGTGTTAATATGGTACTCATTGAGAGTAACTTTGGTGATGGTATGTTCACTGAGTTGCTAAAGCCTTATCTTATTAAAACCTATCCAGTAACTATAGAAGAGGTTAGGCATAATACACAGAAGGAAAGCCGTATCATTGATACACTTGAACCTGTAATGAACCAGCATAGGCTTATTGTTGACCCTAAGGTAGTACAGAAGGACTATGATAGTGTACAGAACATGCCCCCTGAGAAGGGTATTAAGTACATGCTTACGTATCAGATGACTAGGATCACTAAACAACGTGGTGCCTTGGCTCATGACGATAGGTTGGATGTACTAGCTATGGCAGTACAGTATTGGGTAGACCAGATGGCAGCAGATGCTGATGTAGAAATACAGACTAGGAAGGAAGAACTACTAGGTATGGAACTAGAAAAGTTCATGGATGGCTTCAACTTCGGTAAGAAAAATACACAGTCTGAAGGATGGTTGAATTTCTAAAGTTACAACTAAGAGAAGAACCCCCTAAAACATATACCTATATAGTATGTTAAGGTATGTTAAGGATTGTTTAGGATTGTATGGTACTAGTAGTCATACTTCTCCTAGACAATCCTATTAGGTCTTATGTATCGGTCTGTACATTGTGGCAAAGGTAAGCCTAAAAATGTCAGAAAAATCTGAAAGGGTATATAATAATTGTGAAGTGCGCGTATCCCCGCATGACCCTTCGCGATGCCTTACATTTTAAGCCATGCCTAACATTCTTAACACACCCAAACAATCTTAGCCATGCCTAACATTCTTAGCAATGTCTAACATTCTTAGCATCCAGTGTGACATATTTGCAACATTGTTAAGCATAGTGTGACATTTATGCAACACTGTCTGTCTCTCTCTATCTGTTCTTTTTGCTTTATAATATATACACGCCTACAGGCATGTGAAAAAAAGTTTAACAAAATGCAATTTAGGGCTATACAAACCCGATTTTTTCAATTAGGATTCTAAATATCAGGCAAACACAAGCCAAAGCACTAGCGACAAGCCCTAGGGGTAGCGACAAGGTGACAAGGTGGAAAGGTGACTAGCCGGTCTAACCTGACAGAATACAGACTAAACAGAATAAGAATTGACTAACGAATACGAATAGACTACCTTAGAATACAAGATGACGAGGCATCTATAAAACCTGCTAGTCGATGGACTAACCAAAAACAAAACCTGCTTAGTGGCAAATTCCACAAGGTAGCAGATAGGAACAGCATAGGGGACTATGTGTCGGAGCCTAAAATATTCCTGCCTATGCTCAGGGGAGATAGTACACTACGGCATAAGAGGCGTCACACTGGGTGATTGCTAGGTGGAGAGGGTCAAAGCTAGGGTGGAGTCCGATAGCAAGGACAAATCCCTAGCTATTACAAGGTGCAATGGTGTACCTATATAGCAACCAATAGGAGTAGATGCTATGACTATCACTAACACAAAGCCAGCTATCACAATCGTTTCACGCAAAGACGTACAGTTTCGGCGTAAAACCAAGCGTTATGGCAAGGCTATCGGTACTATGTCAAACAACCAAGGGTTTCTTGCAGTAAAAGCACGCAACACTATGGGACAGTTTGCCAAGGCTTGACATATAGGGTGCGACAATGTATTGACATTGTTGTACCTTGTAATAGCTAGAGGAGTAGAAACCATGACTGTTCAGAACATACTGGCAATCTATAGACTTGCCAACCCTGACGAAGTGAAGCATGGCATGACTTGGTATCACCAAGCTAGGTGTGAGTGTCAAAAGATTGCCAAGCGTCACAAGGTGCCATTGCATATTGTAGTAGGTGTGGTGGCAGCACTATCGCCTAACAATAAGTGGGACAGAAATATCACCAATGCAGAAGACTTGATTGTTGCGTATCTTGCAGGCGAACATATAGAAAGCGTAAAGGTTAGCACCTATCACAAGATGAAAGAAAAGGCGTGGGGTATTCTTGACATGATGCCGGACTATAGCGAGGTCAAGCTACTGCTCAATGGGCAGAAAATAGTCTGCTTCTATGAGAATATCATGGGCGAGGATACCTGTACCATTGATGGACACGCTCGCAATATAGCCTATGCAGAACGTATAGGCTTGACTGATGACCGAACAAACATAGGCAAGAAAGAGTATGCCGAATTGCAGGCCATGTATATTGAGGCGGCGCATGTAGTAGGCATCAAAGCATATGAGATGCAAGCTATCACGTGGGTAGCGTGGCGCAGGATTCACGGTATCAATTAGGGGGTTGACTATGCTACTGATTAAGAGTAAAAGAAAGGCATACCAGCTACGTAATGAACGGTATTTGAGAGGGTTTAGACATGGAACATCTATTGACAGCAGGCATAGCAATATGCACAGTAATGGCAGCAGCAGCACTGGCACTGTGGTTGTCAGCAATACTAGCTATGATTATCAACGATTGTTTCAGAGAGGACTAGTACAATGAGAGTAACCAAACACATGCTAGAAAATAGACTATCACGTATCAACAGACGACTAGGCAGGGACTATGGACTGGAAAATGCGCCACATTATGGCGGCTGGAAAGTGACCAGCAACAAGGGTGCAACAGTAATATATGGACGGGTGGGGCCAAGAGAAATGTTAGCCTACCTTGATGGATTGTTAGCAGGCATGGACATGTTAGATGGAGCGTACCAATGAAACTAGTAGTAAACAATAGAGACTATGACCAACCCAAAGAACACTTGGTTGAATCGCTAGGGGTACTCCCTAATTGGGTGGCACAAGCACAAATTATAAAACCAACAGACATGGTAGACTATCTTGATGCCTGTTATGGGTGGGGCTTGCACAAGTTTGGTGGTGAGGTACTAGATGACGGGGTGTATCGTAGTGCGTACGAGGAAGACGAGGACATGCCATACGTAGCCATGATGAATACATACAAGGGCAAGGTGTACTTTTATCCATACGCTATGATTGCTATACCTACTGATGATGGATACTTTGTTACGAGGATGGACTGATGATTAGAAACCTACAGCTTGATCTGCCTATTGATGACAAGGACTACATGCTATCAATAGCACAGATCAGGGGCGAAACTCACACCACTGTTGAGATAGCTTTGATGGAATACTTTGCAGCAGACAGGGGGTATCG